GGAGGTCTCCTGGAATGAGCGGGCATTGGCCTACCCTACATGAGCCCATCGGCCATGCAAGTTGCAGCGTGCATCAAGACACTAACGCACGATGGCCCGCACATACGCCTGACAGGCGCGCAAGGCGATCACGGCGTCATCCGCGTCGTCGGTGATGGCGATAATTCGCTGAGCATGCGCCGGGTCAAGTCGGGCTCGCGTGGCTGCATGAACCACGCCGCCGGCGGCGGTGGCGGCAGGCATTGCGCAACCACTGGCGCTGTCGCTGGCGTCGAGAAGGACTGACAACCGCACATCAGCAGTGGCCAGGCGATCACGCAGAGCGGCCTGATTACGTTGTGCATCGCTCAACTCCCGAGCATGTTGTTGGTCAATGGCGCTGATTTGTTGCTCAAGCGCCAGCCGTTTGTCGTATTCGGCCTGTTGTTGACGCAAGGCCGCCTGATTTTGCTGACTGAGCGCCTGGGCATGGGCAGTTGATTGCCGCTCCATCTGCGCACCCAATCGCCAGGCCTGCACCTGCCAAGTCAGCGCCACCAACAGGCACACACCGATCAGGCGCCAAGCCCCTAGGAAACGCATAACACCGCCTTCGCCCGTGCCCACAGCTGCAGGCGGTTTTCCAAACCATTGAGCCCGCCGTTGATACGCCGGGTGATGGTGGTGAACTGGTCGTTGTCCGCCAGTTCGTTCAGGCCGTTGCTGTGCCAGAACCAGGCAGCCGACTCCGCGGCCCATTGGGGTTGCTCCAACAATTCCGGTTGCAGCAACAAACGATCGTCGCCAAACAGCGCCTGGCTGCATGCCAGGTAATTGCGACGCCCGGTAATCTGGATCAGCCCCCTGCCCCGGTACTTCTGACCGTCGCCGTCGGCTTCGGGGGTGTTGCCCAGGCGAACGGCCAGGCTGCCGGTGTCGTATTTGCTCAGGTATTGATCGCTGCCCAGTTCGCGGACGTAGCGCAGGTCGCCGGATTCATGGCCAATTTGGGCGAGGAAGGCGGCGGTGCGTTTGGGACGATCAATTTCAAACTTAGCGATCGCGGTGTTTAAAGAGGGTAAAAAAAAACCCGCTCTAAGGCGGGCTCCTGGCAGTACTTGGAGAAGTTGATCAAGTGCTATCAACATTGGCATTCACTCCTGAGTGCAGGACTTATCATTGGGTGATTGCAGCGAGCCAGGGCAATGTGACGGGTCGCTTGGCAGTGGCCGGAAAACTATCGACCTGAGGCCAGTCGCGCAGTGCCTGGATGTAATCCAGCAATGCGCTGAATTGTTCACTCGATAGTGCGGTCTTCAATCCCATGTCCAACTGGTCACGGTGGCGCTCGCGCAGCCAACTGACGCGCTGAATTTCCGCATCGCGCCACAGGCGTTCATTTCTTTGTATCTCGGCGTCGGAGGTGACTGGCGGGGTGTAAGCCTGACACTGCACACCAGAATCAATCAAAGAACGTACTGCGTAATAAACCTCTGATGTTTCAGCCTCGGTAGCGTGATATGGATAGCCATCCAGAGTAACGAGATAACTGCCATCGCTCTTCAGGTAGATATCTTCAATCTTGTAAGACATAGACGAGGCAGTATCGACGGCCTCAACCGTTGCTTTGTTGTCCATTACTGGATCCTCCATGCAAAGCCAACACAGTTTCCGTTACCGGTGGCGGTCCCTCCGGCTGCAACACCGGCGTTACCACCGAGTGCCGCGCCGTTGCCATTATAATTAGTGCAGTAAAAGGCCCACGTCCCGCCAGCGGGAAGCACACCACTTCCGCCCAATAGAACCCATTGTCCTGCGACAGGTTTAAGGAAACTCAGGGCCGAGACCCCATCGGTGATTCCATACCCTGCCAGCGTCGTGGCTTTATCGGCTTTGACGGCAGGATTAAAATTTCCGTCATGCCACAACGCACGCCAGACGCCGCTCCCATCTTCCGCAACCTTACGAACCCCGAACCACTCATTGGTGATGCCCGACAAAAGATCGAAGCCGTATTTGCCACCGGGATACTTCACATGGAGCCCGGAGCCATAACTCAATGCAGCAGGTTTGTCGGACGTCCCGTCGGTAGCTGTAACAAACTGGCTGGAAGACAGGTCAGAAATTTTCCCCTGGACGGGTGCGGGCGTAGCAAGAAGGCCGCCGGAGCCCAGCGACAGGCCATCGGTGATTCCGTAGCCCGCAAGTGTTGTCGCTTTGTTGGCTTTACCATCCGGATTGAAATTTGCAGCATTCCAAAGCTTCTGCCCGGCCCACGCCAACTCACCATCGGAATTCATAGCCAGGCTTTTAGCGACCAGCCCTTGCCAATGAAAGAGGATTTTAGGTGCATATTCATAACGCGTCTGGGTTGCACCCACCTCTTGAGCCTCTCGAATCTCTAAAGCCCCACCCAGCCCCGTCCCCGCATCAGTCAAGTCCATCGCAGACAAACTAGGCCGCTGCCTGCTTGTACGCCCCACCTGCAGGGCATCCGTAATCCCATACCCAGCCAACGTCGTCGGTTTGTTCTTCAACTTCACCCAGTCATTCAAAACACTCAACGCCAGGGCAAGCTGATCCGTCTTCTGCTCCTCCGGCGTAATCCCAGCCGCCGCCAGCACATTCAAAATCTCCTGGGTCACCCCATTGCCCCAACTCGCCGGCACCAAACTCCCCGGCGTACCCGTCACCGGGTTTTCATCCACAAATTTCCCATTCACCAGCCCGACGCTGGGCACACTCTTTGGATAATCCATTCCTCTATCTCCTAGTCATAATTTATGTACACCCGCGTATGCGCAGGTGCACTGCGATGGATCAGGCATTCCAGGGCGCTGCCTGGGTTGACACCGAAGCGTTCGCCCCAATAGCTGGCGCCGAAGCGGCGACCAAGGTGTTGGCGGCCTCCAGTGTTGAGGGTCCACATGAAGTGGGCCTGCCAGGTGCCGAAGCGCGAAGCACCAAAGCGTGCGCGCCCCATGCGGGGGGCGCGGTGTTCGGAGATGCTGGCGTCGGGGTAGCCCTGGCTGCGGGCGATTTCGAGGTAGTAGGCGGCGCGCTGGCTGCCCACGGCCAGTAAGCGTCGGCGCACGGCCAGGCGGCGATCGTCGTACAGCGGATTGGGGCCCAGGCATGGGTCGGGCAGTTGCATCACCCGTTCCCATTCCGGCACCAGTTCGCTGACGGTGGCCGGGTCCATCTCGTTTTGCAGGGCCCAGGCACGAGCGTCAATGCGTGCCAGCTCAATGGCGATGCCATCGAGTACCTGGCCCAGTTGCGGCAACGCCTCCAAGTCCCAAGCTGGGCCGCTGGGCAGCAGCGACACCAACTGCTGTTGGTATTGCTCGGCGCTTCTCATTCCAGCCATGTGATACCTCCAAACACCAGCAGTTGGTTATCGGCCGCGCTGACGTCCGCCACGGGGCTCGCCAGCAGGTGGTCGGTCTCACCGCTGGCGCTGCTGATGGCCTCTGCGATATGACTGAGCAACAGCGTCTCCCCCAAACCGGCTTCGCGGTTATGCAGGTCGCGCAACTGAGCTTCGACCGCAGCACGCACTGCGCTCGTGTCGGGGGTGAGACGGAGTTGATAAGTCACCGGTTTCATCAGCGGCGCCAGCACATACACATCCGCCGTGACCGGTCGCAAGGGTTCGAGGTGTGCCTGCACAGCCGCCAATTGCGCAGCATTGGGAATCGGTTGCAGGTCATCGTCACGCATCACGAACAGCCCGACCGTGCCCGGCCCCAGGTAGTTGCCACGGCACCAGGCGCGCGTAATGCCCGCTACTTCCAGCGCCCAGGTCTCGTAGTCCCGGGCCGAGCCGCCCTGGGGAATCACACGATAGGAACGAATCACCCGCACCCGTAGCGATTCCAGGCTTTCCCGAGCAAGGCCACCCGTCAGCCCCGGTGCCAGCACCGTAAACGTCGAACCGATCCCTTGCAGTGGCTGGACCGCCAACAGGCTCAAGCCCGCGTCGGCGTTGCCCAGGGTGCCGGCGTCAATCGCCTGTACGATGGCGGTATTGACGCCAGCATGGGCAGTAACGGCAGTGGTGACACTGAAGCCGCGCCCATCGCTGGCTTGCAGCACCGTGCCCACATCCAGCACCGCGCCCGCACCGGCGGTAAAGCTGACGCTGCCACTGGCCGCCAACGCCGTCTTGCGCGGTTGGTTCAACCGCAGCGCGGCGATGCGTTCCAACGTGGACTCATCAGCGGTATCCGGCAGGATCTGCTCGGCGATCCAATCGAGATACCCGTACAGGCCGAATGCCGCCCCACTGAGGGTGCGCGCCAGGACCTGGGCATCGGACTGGCGCAGCGAATCGCCGGCCAGGTCGCTTTGGGTGCGGTTGATCAGCACCGGCAGCGAAGGGGTTTCAAACGGCATAGATCACCTGCCAACTGTTATCAGGGTTGATGTCCAGGCGCTCGCCATCGGCCAGGGTCAACCGCGTGCGCAGGTTGAGGCGCTGGGCATCGAGGCGTTCGCTGAGGACTTCGATGACGCTGCAATGACCATCATCAATCAGCCATTGCAGGGCCTCGCGGGCATAAAATTCGGCATCCAGCTGCGTCTGCCGGGTCAGCTTGACCCGCCGCAGCAGCCATAACCTGGAGCCGATGCGGTCATCGGCGACCGCAGGGAAACTGTCGCCCCACCAGCCAAAGCGCTCGTCATCCTCGACAGCGTCATCGGGTGCGGCACGGCGCCAGGTGAACAGGCTGATCAGCACCGCGCGGGTCAGGGCGTTTTTCAAATTGTCCGATACAAACATCACTGCCCTCCCGCCGGCGCACCGGTCTGATCATTGCCGGCCTGCACGCCCACATGTACGTGCTGCATCTGGCTGATGCCGCCGGCAATCTGGTCGCCCTGGGAAATGATCTTGCCGCTCTGGGTCAGCGTCGGCGTGTCGAAATTCACCGCGCTGCTGGCGCGGATGTTCAGCGTGCCGGTTTCAATCTCAATTACACGCCCGCGCTTGAAGTGCACTTTGTCGCCTTCGTCGGTGTAGATCGCGACTTCACCCGGTGCCAGGGACTGCAGCCGGTAACGTCGGTCGGCCACCACCAGCACCACGGCGTGGGAACGGTCACCGCCCAGGAATGTGACAATGCCTTCCGCTCCCGCCAGCGGGTTGCTGGTGAATCCGTAGGGTTCGAAGTGCTCCATGTCGTCGTTCACTTCGCCAGCGGTAAGGCGCATTTGCAGCGATTGCAGCTTAGAGGCCGAGTGGGCGAGCACGACAGTGCCGCGCGCCAGCAGGCGAGTCAGTAGGCTCATGGACATTCCTTGATTATCAGGCAGGAGGGGACGGAATGGCGTCGAACGTGGAAGGCGGCGCGACCTGCAGGGTGGTGATCGAACCTTGTTCGGACAGCGACCAGGTGACCTTGGAGATCAGCATGTCCTGATCAAACCCCAGCACCGGATCGACCACCCGCACCAGCATGTTATGACGCCACAGGTCACCGTTGGATTGGCGCCAGCCTTGCACGCGGTAGGTGGTGGCCCGGGCCTTGCCAACGCGCGTAGCCCGCTCCCAATCGGCGCGTTGCTGGGCCAGTTCGGGGGTGAGTTGCGTCGGCTCATTGATCACCGTGACCCGTTTTCGCGCGGCCCTGGCATCCAGAGAAGTCCCCGACACCTCACTCACCGCTGCCGCCGTCTGCTGATCGCCGCCTTTGTGCTGGCCGATCACTCGGTACTCGGAAAATACCGAGCTGTAATCCATTGATGCATTGGCCGAGAGAATGTTCTTACCCAGTTCCAGTGCATCCGTGGCACGCCCTGCGCTGCCAGGTTGGGCCAGCACCAGGCGGCCCTGCGCGTCATCGGTGGAGAACACGCGATACAGCGTCAGCAGACGGTCGATGGATTGAAACACCGTCTCCCCCGGCACGATGCTGTGGGTGTGCAAGCGTTGGGTCTCGGCAATTTCGTTGATGACCTGCACGCCGTAGGGCGCCGTCAAGGCACGGACGATGCTCAGCAGATTTTGTCCGCGCCACTGACCAGGCCGGTTGATTGCGGCGCAGTCCGCCAGGTCCTGGGTCAATGAGCCGCCATCGATACTCAGGCTGATGTGCGTGCCGTCGTAGCTGACAGGCGCTTGGAACACAAAACCGGTCAGGACCAGATCACAACCGATGTGCACTTGGCAGCGGGCACCGGGTTTGATCGGCGCGGTCAAGGTCTGGCCGGGCCATTGCCAGGTGATGTTGAGACTGAAAGTGCGGAACTGGCGCTCCAGGTCGGCGCTGATCTCTACGCTTTTCCACCCGCCATAGTCCAGGCCGTCAACACTCAGGGTGACGGTATTGTCCAGCTCGTTCATGGCTTACTCCCTGACCACTTGCAGATCGGCCGGCGGCAGGAAACCCGGATGGGCCACGCGATTGCGCTGCACCACCTCGCCCACACGCGTCGCATCACCAAAGCGTTGATAGGCCAAAACCAGCGCCGGCATGCTGCGCATCGGCGTCAGGTTGACCAGCCGCACGCCAGATGAGGCCACCGACGTGAGGTGCGCGAACAACTGCTGGCGCAGGGTGTTCAGGGCCACGTAATGCCCGACATCGGCCTTGAGGGCGGCTTGCCAGAGGGCTTCGTTGAGTTGATCGCGCAGCACCAGCACATCATCGGCCACCGGCACTTCGCGACGTTGCACCGGTTGCGCGGCCTGTTGCGCCAGGGAAGGCGTGGTCGTCAGCGTGACCGCCTTGCTCGCCACCGGCATGTCGGCCAGCCAATGGGCAATCTGCACCCATAGCGCGTCCTGCACCAGGTTGGCGGTGGCCTGGGCAGCCGCCACACTGTCCTTGCCGGTGGTCAGCCGGGGTGTATCGACCCGCCGCGCCGCATCCACCTGCTGGGAGAGGTTGCTCAACATGCCGCGATAGCCGCTGCGGGCAAACTCACCCAGCTCTTTAACATCACCCAGCAAACCCTTGAACTCGGCGCTCAGTTCCCGAGGCAGTTCCTTGATACCTTTGACCAGCGCATTCAAGTCCGCATACAACGCAATCAACGGTTTGAACTGCTGCTCGATCACCTGGAACACCTCGGCCAGGCCATTGCGCAGCGCCTGTATGCCGACCCGCGCCTGCTTGACCAACGCCATCGCCTGCTCGAAACGCAACACTGCCGCCCCCAGCAAACTGTCCGCCGATACCTGCAATTGCTGACGGGTGTTGATCGCGGCCGTGGGAAACTTCAAGGGTTCGTCGGGGTAGAACTTCAGGGCAAAAGTGACCAGCCCACCGTCCTGACGAGTCTGGGTCATCTCGCACTCACCGACCTTGACCGGCAACCGTCCCAGCCACGGATGCACCAGCTCCCCGGCGCCTTCCTCCAGGGCCCTGAGCAACCGGTCACGCTGCTCCAGGCAATCGGCGCCGACCACAAATGCCGTCAGCTCATGCACCCTGGACTGTTGGCCCAGGCTTTCGAAAAACGGCAGATCACGCTGGGGATATTCATGCAACTGGCCTTTCTTGCCGACCGGGGTTTTCGCCTGGTCGACCCAAAACCCGACGCCTCGAAACGACGCCGGCAACAAACGATCACGCCAGCTCATTGGAGCCTCCAAGGGACAGGGAACGGTAACCGACGCGAGGCGTTACGCTCAGGCCGGGCTGATTGGTTTGAGGTTGGGCGACCCGCAGGCCGGCCGGTGCGTTGTCGAAACTGACGCGCAGGTCGCCATTGAGTTGGGTACGGTTATTGGCAGCGGTTTGTTGCAGCAGCGAAGAGGAAGTGGCGGCCAACGGCGATACCCAAGGGGCCGGCCCTTTGCGAAACACCGAGGGAGCGCTCGCACTTTCAGCGTTGCGCTCCTTCTGTTGAGTCGTCAGTTCCACCACACCGCCGGTGAGGCTGTTGATTGCCTCCCCAAACGTGCCATTCAACAACTTCCTGATGGGCGCAATGATGACCTGGAGCTTTTCCGAAAGCCCCGAGAACCACGTCAACACCGGCGCCCACAACGTCTGTAATTGTTCCATCGGCGACCAATCAAACACGTGGCCCAACACGGCGAATGTCGCCAAAGCTTGCAGCTTCAGATTGCTCCAGATCGACGCGAACACATCGGTGACCGCGCCCCAGACTGCTGCGACTTTCTCCATGGGCGACCAATCGAACAACGCGCCAACAACCGCGAACGCGGCCAGGGCCGAGCGCTTGAAATCACTCCAGATGGCCGAAAAAACCTCACTGATAACGCCCCAGTTCGCGATGATTTGCCCTAAGGGTGACCAACGGAACATGCCCTTCATAAACTCCACGACCGGCACACTCAATGCCTTGAGCAAATCCCAGATAGCCGAGAAGAGACCGGTCAAGGGTGTCCAATTGGCGATGATGAGCCCCAGCGGCGACCAGGAAAACAAGGTTTTGAGTACCTCACCCATGGACGACACCGCCGTTGCGACGCTGTCGCCAAGGCGGATGAAAAACGCCGAAATCGGTTTCCAGTGTGCGACGATCAAACCCGCCGCCACCGCAATCCCCACAGCCACCAGCACAATCGGATTGGCACCGAGCGCCAACTGCATCAGCCCCAACGCCTGGGACGCTCCGGTGATCGCTGCCTGAATGGCGGTAAAGGCTACCGCGCCGGCTGCCAGGCCCTGTACCAGTTGTGGGTTGTCGGTGAGCACTTGCGCGACCGTCGTCAACAAAGGTTCAAGACCAACGACAACCGCCGTCACGGCTGGCAACAACGCTGTACCAAAGGCCATGGAAACCTGATCCATGGACGCACTGAACTGCTTCAGCCCCTGCGCGGCGGCTTGGGGCACGCTGGTATTCACCGCCGCACCAACGTCAGCCACTTCGTTCTTGAACGCCAGGACTGACGCAATTCCACTGACAAATGGCGCCGCCAGGCCACCGCCCTTGAGCAAACCGGAAATATCCAGTTTACCGAGACCGGTCTGCTCCACGTTCCGCTTGAAACGCCCAACCGTCTCACGCAGCGCGGCCAGCTTGGGCGACAGCTCGTCGATACCTTTCAGTCGCACTGCGGTGTTTTCTATTTTCTGAGCCTCTGCCATCACTGCACCTGCTGCATCGCATTGATCCGTTGCGCATGCTCCAGAGACTCCCGAAGCACATCCAAAGGCCTGGCCAGCATCTGTTCGGGGTCAACCTTCCAGAACCAGGCCAGGTCGTAGGCCACCGCAATCAGCTCGGCGACGGTGCTTGCGCCGCACTCATGAAAAAACCGGCGACCGCCCAGCTCAGTGCGTTGAAGTCAACCAGGTCCAACTGGTTGACCGATGACGGCGGAATACCCGCACAGACCGCGATGTATTTGGCGGCGACGTCGAGGTCGAGCGTGACGTCTTCGCCCTTGTCGATCTTGTAAGGCAGCGCCTTGATCGCCCGCACTTCCTGCACGGTCGGGCGGCGCAGGGTGAGTTCGTTCAGGGCCTCGCCGTGGGCCTCAATGGCCACGTGCAACGTCACGGTGTCGGTCATTGCCAGGTCCCCTTGATACCTTCGAATTTCAGCTCGATCACCGCGTCGTCACCCTTGGCCACCGGTTCTTCAACCAAGTAGGCGCCGGCCAGCACGTAAACCTTGCCGTTGTTGAATTCGCAAGTGACGGTCATGTCGGTGCCGGCGATCAGTTGCTTCAACGGAAAATCCGGGGTGTGCAGCGCGCTGACTTTGAACGACGGCGCAATGTCGGTTTCCTTATAGAAGCCTGGCACGACGGTTTCCCGTTTGACGGCCATCAACGGCGCTTCGCAGCCGCCGCTGATGGTCAGTTGAGCGCCGTCCACTTTGACGTAGCAGGTGCCCGCAATCAGTTGACCCATGATGTTTCTCCCAAAAATAAGCCCGCACACGGCGGGCTGGAATCAGTTGCGCAAACGCGGGGCTCAGACCGCCGCGTCGTACTGCAAACGGAATTGATTGAGCAGCGCAAATACCCGCAGCCCGTTGATATAGTCCGGCGGGAACAGCACGTTGACGCGGCTCGGGTCCTGGCTGTCGCGCTCGACAATCAAGTGCTCGGCGAACAACTCAGCGTTTTCCACGTGCCCTTCCAGTTCGAGTTTGGCGTACTGGGCGATCAACTCACCGCGGATCGTGCTCGGGGTCACGATCGGCTGGCCGGCGCCAAAGCGCGTGCCGTCGCTGGCCAGTTTGTGGCGCCCATACTTGCTGGTAATCACGCTTTGCAAGCGGCGTACGATGAAGGCCGACTGGTGCAGGGTTTCGCTGTCCAGGTAGGAGTTGTCGGCCTGGCCGAACGCGTTCTTCTGGTAGGTGGTAATCGCCCGCTGAATACGCACGTAGCCACCCTCGTAGTAAGCCGTGGCAATACCGTAATTGAGCAGCGACTGGCGCTCGGTCAGGGTGAAACGCTCGCTGGCGGCGGCCGGGTCGAGACCGGGCAGGCTGCCGCTCTGGGTTGGACGGCTGGCATCGGCCGAAATGAACACTGCCGTGCGCGCGGCCAGTGCCGCGGCCTGCACCCAGAACGGTTGCGGCACACCCGGTTCCATGGCCTGAATGGTCACGTGCTGGTCATTACGCGCTTGCCCCGCCGCGACCAAGGTACCGACGGTGCCACGCTTGGCGGTATAAACGTGACCGAACAGTTGCTTGGCCCACGACCAGCGGCCGCTGTTGTCGTCCATCACCGCTTGCCAAGCGTTGAGGCTCGCCGTATCGGCCCAGGGCATGCAGATGAACTCGAAGGGCTCATCACCCAACGCCGCCAGTGCGGCGAGTTGATCGGGTACACCACTGCCGGTTGCCATCTTGCCGAGGGTCGCGGTCAGGCCATCAGGGACCTCCTCGCCGTTGGTCTGGCCCAGGCGGTTAAGTTGCAAGTTAATGTCGTTGCCGCTGTCGCCGCGCCATTTGGCGGTCAGGGTGACAGTGTCCTCGGCTGCGATAGCCGTGACCGGCAAATCGGCGCTGGCGTTGATTTTCAGGGTCAGCGCGCTGGCCGCTACCGCTGCCGTTGCACCAGTGACCACAGCAGCCTGCACCCGCACACCACCGATATACAGACTGAGTACACCGCCTTGGGTCGCGGTACCAGACAGCTTGAGGTCGGCCTTTGCCGCAGTGCCTGCGGTGCTCTGCAACGGCAGGCACCAGATCTCGCCCACCGGATCGCTTTTGCGAAAGGTCTCGTACATCGACGCCAGCATTGAACCCTGGCCACCGATACGCTTGGCCATGGCCACGCTGGAGACCAGCACCAGGCTGCCAGCCTCGGCGCCCGCAACACTGTCATTGACCTGGCCCACGATCAGTCGACGCAAAGTCGACTGGGCACTGTTGGCTGCCGAATTGTCCATCTCGGCATAGAACAGCGGCACACGAATGTCCGCAGGAATGTGACTGAATCCAATCGCCATTATTTGTCTCCCTGTGGTTTTGCCGTTTTCACGGTGTTGGTTGTGATGTCGCCATCGGCCAGACGTCGACGCCACCAGGCGTTGTCCGGGACTTCACGCCCTGCCGCCGGCAACAAGTCGCCAGCTTCGGGGTCGGGTACGGCACGGCCGGCAACCGGCAGTACGGTGATGCGTGTGCTCATGGGGTTACCTCGGCAGAAAACGTCAGTTCCAGGCGCCCATCGGGGCCTGGGCGTTGCAGGTTGGGGTCGGCCGGGTCGATGGCATCGACCCGCACCGTCACCCCGTTGAAGGACGGCAAAGCGTCCAGCTCCAACTCGTGCCAGGTTTCCGCTGGCTGCGAGCTGAGGTTGCGCCCCAGCTGGAACTCGGTAAAAAAACGCAGGCGGTACAGTCCCCGCGTTTTATTGAGCAACAGCCACTCGCCTGCCTCGTACTGGATCGGCTCGTACAGACGCTCGGGCTTGTAGCCGACCAGCGCACGCCAAACCTCAGCGCGCAGGCTGTGCAGTTGGTCCATGGCCTGGGCCTGCTGGCCTTCCACCAGGTCCAGCACCAGCACCACGCCGAAACCCTCGCGCAGGCGTTGGCGTGTGGTGTTTTGTGCGAGGTTGGGGCTGGCTTTGTCGCAGATCGGCGTAACCACCGCCTGCGGGCCACTGAGTACCGGCAGGCCTTGCAAAGCGTCGAGATCAAGCCCGGCGCGGATCTGTTGATTGAAGGCCGGGCAATGCTCACGCAGATGAGTCAGTAATGGGGTGATTTTCATGGGGTTCACCAGGCAATAAAAAACCCACTCGGGAGCGGGTTTGAATAAAGGTGTTGCGACTACACCGACAGGCCACCGGCGATAATCGAACTGCGGTAACCCGTTGCCGGGTCGCCCACATGGGTAACCTGGGTGATCGACCATCGCCCCTGCATATAGGACGGCCAGGACTCATCCAGCAGCAACAGCCCTTCGGCGGCCAACAGCGGGTTGCCTGGGCAGTCGATCATCAGCGTCAGGCCCTCACGCCCGACACGGCGCAGTTCCGCCTCAGCCACGGCACGCGCTTGCGCTTCGTTCTGGTAACGCTGGCGCAGGGTCTTGAACGGCGCGATGCCGACCTGCACCACGTGCTGCCTGCCCGCTGCGGCATCCCACCAGCTGACGCGACTGCCCATGTATTTCGAGCGGGATGTTTCATCGAGCCTGGCGGTGATGAAGGCAGATTCACCGGGGCGGTTATCCTGGGTGACAGACAGTTTCACCTCCGGTAGCAACCGGCCGGAGAGCGAGTTGACCCGCCCGGCTTCAGCCAGCACATACAGTTCGTTGATCGGCTTGGTCACGGCGCGATAACACTTGGCCAGGCGAGTGATGAACGCCATGTCGCTTTCGTTGGACTGGTCGATATGAGCAATCGCAATACCGTCCAGCGCAGGCGCCACACGTGGTGAATAACCGTGGCGGCTGACCAACTGCCGGAACAATGCCCCCAGCGTCGTCGGCCCGTAACTGGCGGAGCGACGCTGACGATAGCCACTGGCGTCCGCCACGCTGAAGGGCGCAGCCGTCGCGACGATCATCAAGCGCATGGGAAACAACACCGGCGTGCGCTGGGTAATGACGAACTCGCCTTTTTCCACCAGCCCCGATTCCTGATATCCGACCCGCATGCCGATCTTGCCGCTCAGGCTGGGCAGGCCTTCCAGGCCCTCGATATTAAGGGTCAGTTCCAGTCGATCTGTCTGCATGCCGGCGGCATCGGTGTGGCTCCAGTGCATCAGGCGTTGATTGAGCAGCGCCGCGTTGGCGCCGTAGAACTCCACGATGGGCGTATATCCCTGTGCCATGCCGCCTCCTCAATCCCAGGCTGAAACGGGACGCATGGCATCCGGCCGCGTCGCCAGTTCAGGGATGACCACCCACACGCCGGCCGGCAGCACCGGGCCATATTCGGCAAGCTCGGGGTTCAGCCGCCAGAGGGTTTCTTCCGCCGCGTCATCGCAACGACCCAGCTCGCGGTAGAGCAGCAGGTTGACCGAATCACCGGCAATACTTCGTACTCTACGCATTGACGAATTCCTCCAGCTCAAGGGTCCAGGCCATAACCATGGCGGTACCGTCATCGATCACATTGCGCTGGTTTTCCACCAGCGAATTGATCCGCCACAGGCCCCAGTTGCGACCGATACCATCGACCAGAGGCAACGGCGCCCGAGCGTTTTGCAAGGCGCGCAGTTCGTCCAGGCGCTGCATGCCCACGGCGTGCATCGCCGTGCCGCCGAACGTGAGTTTTTCCAGCTTCTGGCCGTTCTGGCGTGACTGCGACTTGCTGGCAATGATCGTCAGGTCGGCCCAGCCACCATCACTGTTGCGAATCAGCGTGGAATACGCGAACCCTCGGGACAGGCCAAAAATAAAATCGCCCAGTACCATTTGTTGTCGCATCAATCGCCTCCTGAAGGGTCGGTCAGTGCCGCGTTGCGCCGGATGCCGAGGGTGTCGGTGACCATCGGCATGCATTGGAATTGCAGGGCTTGGATCACCTTGTTGACGACTTGCTGGGCATCGGCGGGGTTAATGCCGGTGATCTGGATGCTTGGTGCGATCGTGACCTGCACGTTATCAGTGCGGGCGGTGTTGAGTTCCTTGCTGACGGCATTGGGCGCGGGCAGACGATCGTTTGAGCGAAACAGCTTGTCACCCAGCCAGGTGCCCGCCTCGCCGCCGAGCAAGCCACCGATAACGCCGCCTACGGCGGTGCCGACGCCAGGGAAAATCATCGTGCCGATGGCGGCGCCTGCCGAGGCTCCGGCCCAGGTGCCGCCAGCAACGCCGAGGCCAGAGGCGATGGCTTTGGTATCACCGGTGCGCAGGCCTTGAACGACATCGTAGGCCGTATCGGCGTACCTCAACGGGCCAAGACGGCGGGCGCCAGCGGACTCCAGCCGGGTCATCGCAGCGGCCAGACGGGACGTTGGGGCATGCGGTGTATTCGGCGCAGGCGCTGGGTATGGCGTGGACATTGCGGGAGGAACAGGCTTAGGCGATGGGCTACTGGCTACCCCCGGTCTCTCGACCGGTGCCCTCTCCAACGCGTCGATCAGACCGAGTCGTTTGCCTGCGTTGCCACTCAAACGCTGAGCACTGCTCACGGCACCTTGAGTCGTCGGTACGGCCTGAAAGCCCACCCGCGGTTGGTAGCCCGCCCCATTGCCCAACCTGTCCGACGCCGTTCGCAGCCACGTACGAAGCTTTCCAGGTTTCTTGCCAGAGGTTTTCTTCTCTTCCGTGCGGCGATAGTCAGGTGGCAGGTAAATGCTGGGGCTGGCCGGGCCTGGAACAGGTGAGCCGGGGCAGCAGCCGTCCTTGCTTTTATCGTTTTTAAGCCACTTACCGGCGTTAGGAAATCGCTCGGCGATTGCATCCACCGCTTTGCCAGAGACTCTGCTTTTGGCCGTATCCCACAGACTGGTGAGCAGTTCCTTCCCGACAAATTTCGCGGCATTCGCTCCGTACTCCAACCCCTTATCTGTCCAGGAGCCTGTCGATGAAGCAGGCTCTTTCTGCTGGTTTTTCGCGGGAACCGACGTGACATCAACCGCCTTGGTTTCCAGCGAATGGCTGTTAATGAACAACGTACTGTTAAGCGTCTCCAGCGTCTCGCGCAGCCGCACTTGCTCCAGCGCTAACGCATTGAGGTCGACACTGACGGTGACCAGCGCCGCGCTGAGTTCCAACTGAGGCTGCGGTTGCGGCGCCGCATCCAGGTTCACTGGCGCTGCAAGGCCCGCGTAGAACGGCGCCAGCACACTGCCGAGGTCCGCATCGCCAATCAACCAGCGCCTATCTTCCTGGGCGAGCCTGGTCGCAAATTGAGTCTCTTGCATCCCGCTTACTCCTGTTTAACGCCAAGGCGAGTGATCGCGATGTCGTAGCGGCGCAGTGCTTTTCCGGCGTCCCAGTCGAGGATTTCCGCTTCATTGACCGAGTAAATCAGCGGCACCACGTCGAGGATCACTTCGATGTCGCGCTCCGAAAGAAGTCCGCCGGTTTGTTTAAAAAATCATCGATGCGCTCCTGCAATTCCGTCCAGTCAGGCACGGTCAGGCCGGCCAGATCGGGGATCATCAGGCCGGTGCAGTGGGCGGTGATGAACTCGGCGCGCTCTTTGTTGGTGGCGAGTTTTTTCATCACTTTGGTCGCGCGCAGGGCGGGCATTTCCAGGGGCAGTTCGGTCCAGGTGCGGCCGGCCGCGTCGAGGGGCAACAGCAGGTGGACGGGCTGGTCGTGGGTCGCAGCTTCGGGCGCTTGCAGGAAGAATGACGCCGGGCGCGTCGACATCTCATGTACGTATTGGGCGATGCTCACGTAGTCCGGGCGCTTGAGTTGGTCGAGCTCTTTTTCCGACAGGCCGGTGGCGAGTTTCGCCAGTTCGAAGAACTGGTCGTCCTCGTCATCACCGGCCCGGGCCAGCGCGTCTTTTTGCGCGGCGTAGTACAGCGGTTTGAGTTGCACCTGCTCGATCGTCGCGCCGGTGTCGGCGGTGATCGGGGCCAGCAGGAGGTGCAGCGGTGGCATCCAGGCCATGGGGCAATTCCTTGGTCAAGTATGGGGGCGAGCGAGCCCGCCCCCGGGGGGTTACGGCATCAACACCGCGCGGCGGGCGTCGCCCAGAATATCGACGCCGTTGAGGACGAACTTCTGGGTACGCACGTCGATGTCGATCACCGAAATGCCGTTTTCCAGGCGGTTATAGGTGCGGCAGGACAGCTCCAGCGTGGTGGTGGCCTTCTCACCCATCTTCAGCTTTGCCTCCTCCAGGGATTTGAGCTTGCCGCCCACGGTGTGGTAGGTGAAGTAGGTCTTGCCGTCCTGGTCCTGGCCGGCTTCACGCACGTTCAGCAGAATGTCGTCCCCCATCCGCACGCCCAGGGCCAGCATGATTTCCGGGCCGGCGCCTTGCAGGATCAGCTTGGCGTTGAGCACTTTGCCGCTCTTGGCCATTTCCTCGGCAATGAAGCGCCCGCCGGACATGGACTCCATGTCGAACTCGATCTTCGGCGGGGTGAACTCTTCCACGGTCGCGGACAGCGGCAGGCCTTGGAGGGTGGCCGCAATGGCCTGTCTGACTCGGTTGGTAAACATTAGAGAACGTCCTCCAGGAACTGCTCGATGATTTCATCGCGGGCGTTGAGTTGATAAATCATGTGTTCATTGGGCGCATAGCGGCCGTAGTCGATAACGATGAACCAGGTGCCGTTCTTGTACTTCTCGACACTGTTCAACTCCGGGTGCAGGTACACACTGCCGCCGGGGATGGTTTCGTCGGCGACCAGGGTTTGCAGCCAATCGTTGATGCGCTTGACCTCCTGGTCCATGAAGGACTTGGTGAGGTTCTTGGCCATGGCCTTCTGGCCGGCCTTGACCAGCTTGCGGCTGATGGCGTCTTCCAGGCCGACGTAGCTGATGAACTTGCCGGTGATGGAGCGGTTACCCAGCAGCGAAAAACCGCCGAGGATGGTGCGGGCGTAGTAGCTCACGCCGTAGCGGTTGAGCAGGTCGCCTTCGGTGGACGTGTCGAGAATGTTGTACTCGACCACGCGGGAAACGTCCTCGGCGAAGGTCACCTGATTACCCGGGCTTTCCCACTGCTTGACCTTGGCCAGTGCTGCGATGGCCAGGGACGACGGCGAAAGAAACACGTTCTTCTTCGCGGCCTTGGAGTACACCGACGGCATGTTGTGTACCAGCAGGCAGCGGTCGAAACCGAGATCGGCACCGCCCAGTTCGCCGCTGTAGGTCACCTGATCGGCAACAGAGGCGTCCTTGCCATCCAGCACCACACGGGCCTTGATGCGCTTGCCGAAGGCGGCGAACTCGCTCGCCACGGCCTTGGTGCCGGTGAAGCCTGGGGCGCCGATGATGGTCAGGTCTTCCGGCACACTGCTCAGGGCCGCCAGGCCAAGTTTGCGCCCGGTGACCGGTTCGTTACCGCCGATCACATGGTTGATCGTGTCAGCCGGGGTGGCGCCCTCCTCCACGATCACCACGTAGACCGGTACCTTGACCACTTTGAGGATCTGGTACACCGCCTGAAACAGCGTGCCCGCCTCACTGCCGGTAGGGTCCAGCAGCGCCTGGGTGGTGAAGCTGTTGATGCGGAACGGGGCATTTTTCGGGATCGACGCGTGGGCATTCGGCGCGGTGCCGACCAGGCCGATCACGTTATCCCCCAGGCCACCCATGGCCTCGGGGGACTCAGTTGCGTTCACAGTGATGCCGTTGTGCTCGAAGTTCAAAACCTCAGCCATGATTATTCAGCCTTCTTGGGGGTGGTATTGAGGACGCTGGTCAGTTCCAAGCGGCCAGCGGTGCGCAGGGCGGATGCTTCGACGTCCAGCAGCTCCAGTTCCTGGCCAGCGGTGGACCAATGGCCGGCGCCGATGGGGAATGGGATGAGGACGGTGTAGGTTTGGCGGTTAGGCATGTGTTGAATTCTCCGGGTGGAAAACACCAAAGCCCCTGCGGGAGGGGCTTTGGGGAGACGAAAAAAAACCGCTTTCGCGGTGGGTCAGATGCGATCAGGCAAGGGGTAAAGCGCTTTGATTTCAGCGACTTTATCTCGCCAAGCCTTTTCTTTTTCAGGGGTTTCGTCGTACTGCCACTCTAGGAATAGTGGGTCAGCTTCAGTCACATAGAGCGTGCGGCGCGCAACTATGGAGTTTTCCAGTTGAATGGTTTTAGCAGCGTCAGCACAAAGCTCAGCTGCTTGCTCTGCGGAAAAACCGAGGTTTTTGAGAATCTCAGGATCTGCTGGGACGTTGATCAATTGCTCGCCGCTGGGGGTAACTACGGACTTAATGGAAATCGTCATTTATGCTCCCTTCATAGCGTAGATTTTGTCGTTGTCATATGCGTAAGCCATCCGTTTTTCAGGCAATGTCGCACCTAATACCGCATCGGCATCAGCCAGACGATACGGTCGAACACACCAGCGGATCTCCCAGTCACCTTGGGTGCTTTCGCCCATGGGAACTTCGCTATCTGAACGACTGAAGCCAACTGCTCCGGCAAACGATTTATTAACTGTGTAGCTCAACCCACCTCGCAGATACAGCCCAGAGTGAATGGACGATTGAATAATCTGCCCATCCTTGAGCCCCAGATACAGCGGCCGGACCCCTGATACATGTCGAGCGATACAGATCATTCCGAAACTCACACCACGAACCGTCTCGCGGTACGTTTGTGAAATTCGCTTCACTGTCAGAAAGTTGCCATCTCCATTCCAAATGTGACCACATCCCTCCATTTGCAGATTAAGACCCGCGATATGAACCACTCCTTGCCCAAAAGGGGCAGAGCCCGCATCACGGCTATAGATACGAGAAATTGTGATCTCCGTTTCACCGCTGTCATTTCCTGGCATCGTCCACCAGACTGGATAGAACGTATCGGTAGGTAGCCCAGTAAGATCAATTTCTTGACTGTACAACGAACGCCCGTTGATATCCTTCGCCTGCACACTATTACGCCAAGCCGTGAACTGATTCGATGCAGCATCTACTCGAGCATCAATCTTCCCAATTTGATTGGTAACCGTCTCCGTGAGTTTGTTACATGCATCCACAACTTTCGTGATAGTCGTTTCAATCCCCATCATTAACTCCCTGTCATGTTTTCTGTTCAGCACTTTTGCAGGTGCAACTATTTAGCTTCGAGGTGCATAACCCTGAGCATCAAATCGACGTGGCGATACATATTGCCAACCGATGCCGTCGCCATAATCGCGATTTCCTCAGCCAGCAACACATTCAGGTTTTCACTCCCCACCACAATCGTCACGCTCTCCGCCGGCAACGGCGAAACATCCAACGTGAACTTCTGCAGCACCCGAGCCGCCGCCGCTTTATACGTCAGCAACTTCCCAGCTACCGAATACACCGCCAACAACGTCCCACTGGCGAGGTAAAAACCGAACTCACCAATCTCATACTCGCCATCGCCATCGAACAGCGCGGCCATCCTGAGTTGGCGCTCGCCCAAGTCCTCGTAATCCACAATCGCCACCCGCTGGCGCTCGTCACGCAAGGCCACTTCCGTGCCGTCTGGGTTGTAGCGGCCGGTGCCGGCGCCGATGTGGGTGATTTCGCCTTTCAAGCCCTGGTTCTTTGCCTGCAGCACTTCATCCAAACCCTTGGAGGTGAAGCGCACCAGGCGCGTAATGTCATCTGTCATGGCTGCGCCCTGAGGTCGTAGTCGTTAATGGTGTAGTGCCGGGCAACGCCGGCACTGTTAAGTCGAGCGCCCAAGGCAAGTTCGGGTAACGCGCCTTGCAGGCTTAACTCGCTGTCGTTAAACGGGGCGTGGACAATCGCGGTCAGGCCAAGGCGTGCTTGTGTCTGGTGAACCACGGTAATCGTCGCCTGGTCGCGCTCGCTCTTCGCGGCGTTGATACGGCGGATCAATCGGTTATGGTCACCGCTGGACCAACTGCGCCCGATGATCGCCTGCACATCGAAGGTGTAAGGCACGCCCTGCGGCCGCTGTTGATACCAGGCGCTGATGTTGGGGCTGAAACCCAGCGACTCCACCGCATAGCTCAAAGCCTTGGGCGTGCCGGCCTGGCGCTGGATCTGCCAGGACAAGCCCACGGTGAGGCGCTTTTCCGTTTCGCTGGCATCCGCGTCCCATTCGCTGACGCCTCGGTCGGCGGCCAGGTAAGGAAGGAATTCGGAGGGTGTTTGCAGCGGGTTCATCAAGGCCGGAAACGGCGGCATGATCCGCTCGAGCAACCTGCCAAACCCCAGGTCCAACGCTTTTTCCAGCGGTGAGCTATTGGCGGGCAACAGACTCGGTTTGGGCTCACTCATAGCGTGCGTACCTCCACCTCGACACCCGTGCAATACGGCGCCTGGAACGCCGAGCAGACAATCGGTGCCAGCGGTTCGAGGATTTGCAGCTGCGCCGCTCCGGCGCTGTGGATGGCGTAGTCGATCCAGCTCGGGTCGACGCGCCCTTCCAGGCGGTGACAGGATTCGGCGTAGGTTTGCAACAAGCGTTGCGCGGCCACTTGGGTCAGGCCCGAGTCCGGGCCGGCGTTGATCTTGGCCACCACGCGAATCTTGTAGCGTTGGATCTGCGCACTTTGGACAGTGACGAGATCAGTTTCCGGCCGTACATCGGGGCGTGCGAAATGTCTGCGCACGCCGTCAAGCAAATCGGCGGAAGCGCTTCCATCGCCGTCCCTGGACAGCACCGTCACCATCACCTCACCGGGGGCGGTGCGTCGGCCGCTGCCATCCTTGACCTGAGCCGCATAACCATCCGGGTCGAAGGTGTAGGTGACCGTGACCACACCCGGTGTCGCGCTTTCTACGTTAACCGCAGGTCGTTCGCCGAGGGTGAACACCTCGCGGCGATACTGCATGCGAGAACCCGCCGCCGGCGCGTGGGGCGCCAAGTAATAGCGCAAGCGTGCGTCGTCGTCGCTTTCCAGTGTCGGCGGCACCGGCGGGAAGGCCGCCGGGTCGCCGGGGTCCAGCACCTGGCGCTCCAGGCCCATATCGGCCAGGCGTGCGTCGAGGTTACTGCCGGTGGCCCACCACGCCAGCATCTGCTTGATGCGTGCGTTGTACTGGCGTTCGTGGGTTTGCAGACGCACGCAAAACGCTTCCAGGGCCAGACTCAGCAGCTCGCTTTCGTTATCGAGGCTGACCTTGAGTTTGGCGGCACTTTGTGGCGCGCGGGCGGCGACGTAGTCGATGACGAACGCCTTGAATTGCGCCAGCAACGGCTCGAACGCGTCGACGGCAATGATAGCCGGCTCCGCCAGTTGGTTCTGGCCAGGGATCAGCATGCTCATGTCATGACCTCGAAGGATTGTTGGCGGTTTTTCCACGTGCCGGCAAACCGCAGCAACAGACCGGCGCCCTGGCGACTGGCGACGATGACCTGGGGTTGAAAGTCGGCGATGCCGTTCTCGACGTTGTAGAACGCTTTGGCCGCGTGGCTTTGGGCGAGGATCAAGAGGTCGTCGCCGAGGTTCTGCCCGAGCAGTTGGGGGATCAGCGAGCCGTACAACGGGCGCTTCTGGCGAGTGCCCACGGGGGTGGTCAGCGCTCGGGTGGCACGCTGTACGAATTGCAGCCAGTCATCGACCGCTGCCCCGGTATTCCTATCGATTCCGATCATGGCAAATCCTTATGCGGTGCTGATCACGCGGCCTTGGTGATCCACCAGCGGGCCGCTCAAATGCACGCCGCCGGCATCCAGCAGCACACCGACGGCGCCGAGTTGCAAGGTGATGTGCTTGGCGCTCATCTGCAGCGTGGCGGCCCCGACCTTCGCCTCGATCTGTTCGCGGGAACCGCTGAACACGGTGGGCCCGTTGGTCCAGTTGAATGTGTGGCTGGTGTCGTCATAGTCACTTTGCGTTCCGTCCTGGTGGCGGCGCCGGGTCAACGATGCAACGCTGGAGACCGGCGGAAACAGGCTACTGTTGAGGCCGAAAAGCGCTACCGACTGCGCAGCGCCTTCCCCACCGCCATAGTTGAGCAACAAACATTGCTCGCCCACTGACGGGATGCGCGTTTCGGTCTGCGCCCCCGCGCTGGGGTTGAAAAAACCAATCGCCGGGGTAAGCAAATCGCCGTGGCTGACGATGCAGGTATTGCTGGCGGCGTCGACCTGCTGGCATATGCCGATCCGACAAAAGCTTTCAGCGCGTCGGTACAGGTCTTCGAGCTGGGCCTCCATTTCCGCCAGGCGCTCGACGATCGGTCCCAGTTGCATGCGTAACAAAGCATCGAACATGGACTACTCCTGCAAAGGTCGGTATTGGTCAGGATCGTCGATATTCGAGACTTCCCACGTGCAGGCAAACAGCGGTTTTCCGGTGGGATCTTCGAGTATCGGCGGGCCGAGGTAGATGTTTTGGGTGAAGGACACTGTCCAACTGTCGTAGTCGGTTTCGGCACTGCCCTGTAGGGTCGGCGCCGCGACGATGGCGCTTGGCAGGTCACACTGGTCCGACGGCAGACCCCAGCGATTATCGAGGGCCAAATCCATCAATTGACTGGCCAGGTCGCAGGCGTCGTAAGGCGCCGAACCACTGGCAACCCTGGCCATGAGTGACACCGACAATGCATGGGCCTTACGTCCTTCAAGGGATCGAACGCCGGGGCCGTTGCGTTCCACGGTAATCAGCACGCCGGTTTTATCCCCGGTGCCCTGGAAGTCCTGGTGGTTGCCCACACGCAATTGTGGGAAGGCGCCCTTGAGCGCTTCGCCAATTGCGATGGGCAGTTGGGAAGGTTTTTCGATAGATGTCATCAGTCGCGTCCTTGCAGCGGTTACTGCTGATCCGGGCGGGAGGGCGGGGCCTCGTCGACGCCAATGCGCTTGGCCGCCCAACGTTCATAAAGGCCAATGGCGACGTCTGCACCGGCCATGGCTGTCAGGCAGCCGAGGGCGCCGGCGGTCCAGATCGACATGCCGGCGGCGTACAACAGCATCAACGCCGAGACCCCGCAGACCATGCACGCCCCAGACCGCAACGCGAGGCGCCGGATCAGCGACCAACCACGGGCGCCCTCCTTGTCGGCGCGCCACATTTCGCCAGAAACTCCGCCGATCAGCGCCAGTACGATCACCAGCCAGATAGGCATTTCCGCTAACGCTTGCTGCTCGTTTGTCATGTCACGCCTCCTGGCTGAGCAATGCCGGCAAAATGCCGGCGTTTGGGTAAATCCATTTATAGGTAGGCATTCCAAAAAGCCCGGTTGCCCGGGCTTTTCAGTAATGCGGTCCTGTGCCCAGCCTCACCCATACGATCCTCTTGTGAGGAGTGGCTGTTGTTGAGCGGCAATGCCGCATGGCGACAAAAGACGCCTTCAAAAGGAACAGTATGGGTGAGGCTGGGTACTCGATCTTTCGGCGCTACTGGCGCGGTACGGATCTTTCCTCAATGTTTTTCCGACCACGATCCCTGTCTGCCGGATAACTGCTTCTGGTGCTTTACGCTGCACACCCGGGTCAGTTGCCAACCCTCTGAACCGTCAAGGCCGGTTCATCGCTGCCTGTTCTTGTAAAACGGTGAAACTAAAGAGCGTCGGCATCCTTGCCGGTGTTACCTGGCATCCCTGCCATCGCTTCGATGGCGTCCGTGCCGATGTTGCGTGCCTTCCTTGTCGTTCCTGGCAGCATCCTTGCCGCCTCCACCGAGCCTTGTTGGCCGGCTTGAGACAAAGAATATGCATGTATGCATATACAGTCAATGCACAAATGCATTTATTTTTACCAAACAAATGCACTGATGCATTGGAAGCCTTGCTGGCAAAGGGTTTGATGCCTTTCTACAGACGAAAAAAAGCCCGCTGATTGGCGGGCTTCGTCTTACGCAAGAAGGTTAACGGGCGTACATGCCCCACCAGAAGACATGACCCAGGATGCTGATCTGTTCATCCTGGATGTCCTGGAAGCTGTAGTCTTCGTCCGGGTGTTCATCGCGGTTGAAACTGCGCAGGCGAATCCCGGAAGGCAGGCGATAGAGCTGTTTGACCCGCAACTGACCATTGTGATTGATGGCGTACAAGTCGCCATCGACGATGTCGCCAATCGCACTCTTGCCCGCATTCACCCCCACCGTCGCGCCATCACGCAGCACCGGCAACATGCTGTTACCGCGCACCGTCACACACTTGGCCTGGTCGAACTGCACACCGTTATGCCGCAGGCTGCGCTTGCCGAACCGCAGGCTGGCCTTCTCGCTTTCCTCGATGACGAATCTTCCTGATCCAGCAGCCAATTCAACCTCACGCAGAAAGGGGATCGACACCTCGTCGTCATTCACGGGGGTGTCGTCATCCCACAGGCTTATGTCCTTGAGTTCCGAATGCATCGGGTCGCGCCCTTCATCCCGCGAAACGCCCACCGCCGCGCGCCCGCGCAGTTGGTCGGTGCTGACGCGGAAGTACTCGGCAATGCGCGAAATATGCTTGTCCGAGGGGTCAACGATCTTGCCGCTGAGGATCCGGGACAGCGTGGATTGAGGCACGCCGGTACGCCGGTGAAGCTCCGTGGGGGAGATCCGGTCGCGGTCCAGCAATTCTCTTAAGACGATAGAAACGTTGCGTTTTTGCAT